GGCTGGTGTCTGATGGCCGAGATTGTACCAATCGAGGCAAGCAACACGAATCAGGAATTTTCAGTCCAACTTGACGGAGTGGAGTTCGTGCTCCGCATCCAATGGCAAGACAGAGACGAGAGTTGGTACATCGACATACTCACCGCTGCGCTCGTTCCTCTCTGGATGGGTGCGCGAATCGCCGTCGGAGTTCCGATTCTGTACCAGTTCGTGAGCGCATCGCGACCTGCTGGCGAGCTCATGGCAATAGACACGGCCGGAAACGACGAAGACCCGGGCATAGATGATCTCGGAGTCGACGAAAGCAAACCGGCTGCGCAGCGTTACCGTAGGGTGCAACTCATATACATTTCTGCCTCCGACGTCGCAGAGGCCGGTGCAGCGTGAGCCAGCAATTTGATCGCCGGTGGCGCGTGCAAGCTGGAGACGTAGTCATCGAAGACCTCCGGGTAGCATTCAAGGTTGAGCGCAACTTGAAGGCAGAGCCGAACAAGCTCGAGCTTTCGATCTATAACCTGTCGGCGAATACGCGCCAGCAGATCGCCAAGATAGACGGCAAAGTGACGGTTCGCATCGAGGCAGGATATAAGGACTCGATCGGGCTCATCTTCGTTGGCGACGCGAGGCGCGTGTACACGGTCATCGAAGGCCCGAATATCGCGCTCAAGATCGAAGGAGGAGACGGAGAGAAGGCGCTGGGGTCGGCACGATTCTCGGAGAGCTTCGGCCCTGGCACAAAGATAACGGACGTCTTGACGAAGATGGCAGACGCATTCGGCCTTAAGTCAGAGAAGGCGAAGGAGCGTATCAGAAAGGGAGATCTGCGTGGCGGTGTTCAAGAGTACGTGCAGAGCTTCAACTTCTCCGGCGTGCTGCGAGACGAGTTCGATCGGCAGATGAAGAGCGCCGGACTCACGTGGTCCGTGCAGAACGGAGAGCTTCAGATCCTTTCGGATGACGAGACGACGCAGCAGGAAGCGCTGCGATTTTCCTCTGACTCAGGGCTCATCGGATCGCCGACGCTCGCGGATAAGGGCGTGGTAAGGTTTCAGTGCCTCATGCAGTCGGCGCTCTCTCCAGGGCGAAAGGTCGTGCTCGACAGCAAGTCAATCAAGGAAACGCTCAAGATAACGAAGCTCACGTTCCGCGGTGATAGCCATGGGACGGATTGGCTTGTCGACGTGGAAGGGAAGAAAGCAGGATGACCACGGAAGCGGTCAGCCTCCCCGAGCTCCTCCGTGCGGTGATCGACAGGCGCTTGTTCGAGGTACACGTCTCGATGCCCGGCACGGTCGAGTCCTACGACGTGAACAATCGCCGCGCGGACATCCGAGTCGGGACGAATCCGACCGACCCGGGAGACGCATCGAAGAACCTACCCGGGCGCCTTATCAAGAACGTTCCGATCGAGTTTCTGGCCGGAGGCGGGTGGGTGGTCTCATTCCCGCTCAAGAAGGGCGACGGAGTCCGACTCTCGTTTCACGATTACAGCATCGACCAGTGGCTCGAGCGCGGCGGAGCGGTGGATGTCGTCGACACGCGCAACCATCACGAATCGGACGCGAGCGCCTATCCAGGACTGCGTGCAAAGCCTGACAAGATCGCGAGCGCGAGCGCTACGAAGTTCATACTTGGCAAGGACGATACGCCTTCATTGCAGATCACGATCGACCCGGACGTCGGTGTGATCAACATCAGCGACAACGCGACGGACTTTGTCGCTCTGGCGCAGAAGGTTCTAACGGAGCTCAACAAGTTCAAGACGTACTTGAGCGCGCTAGATGCCGTCTTCGGTAGCGGTGTCACCGAGGCAGGCATGGGCGCACCTTCCGCGCTCGCGCTGGCGCTAAAAGCCGCATCGCTCGCCGCTGGTGGAGTCCCATCTCCATCGTCGGTAGCAGCACAGAAAGTGAAGGCAGAATGAAATCAAACAGGATAGCTGCTCTTATCGTCATTGGATATGCGGTGCTCATCGCCTGGATAGGATTGCACGTAAGTGAGAGCTCTGCGACGAAAGCGGCGATCGAGTCGCAACTGTCAGCAGGATTCTCAGGTCTAACCGGGGCAGTGTCGCCAACACTAGCATGGTCAAAGACGGCAACGGCGATTCACAACGGTGTTGTCGTCGGAAGTTCGACGAACGACAGCGCTGCGTCAGGTGAAATAGGCGAGAGTGTGTCTAGCGCTGTATCGCAGGCTAGTTCTGTGTCGTTGACATCTGCCGTATCAGCTAACGTTACATCGATCAGTCTCAGCGCAGGCGATTGGGATGTGTCAGGTATCGTCTCATACGCTGCCGGATCTGGATATGTTGGTAGTTTCATTTCGGCAAGCGTTGGAACCGTCAGCGCTACTGCCGGAACGCAGGGAGACAACCGAGTCGACATGTCGGCTTGTCCTATTTTTTCTGTCGCAGATGCGTCAGCAATCATTCCAGTGCATCGGCTTAGTCTTGCCAGCACAACTACGGTCTATCTTGTTGCTCAGGCTGGTTTCTCTGCGGGAAGTCTCAAGGCATACGGTCGAATCTCTGCCCGGAGAATGCGCTGATGCCTGGCGTGACCGACCTGTTGATTGACGAAGACTATGACCTAGTATTCCAGAATGGCGACTTCGTTCGCGTGAACGGGCCTGATGCATGCGCGCAACTCATCCGCATCGTATGCCAGGTGATCCTGGGAGAGCTACTCTGGGACGAGCGCGTAGGTAACGCCGTGCTCGCGGCCGAGGAGTCTCCAACACCGCTCGAGGTGAAGCAAGAGCACCGACGGTTGATCACCGCAGTGCCTGGCGTGCAGTCGCTAGGTGCGCTCGACCTCACCGTCGATCCGCTGACTCGTGTGGCTAATCTAGATGGTGAGGCCATCTACGAAGACGGCACGCCTATCAAGATCAAGGAATCGATCCGCGTTGGAGGACTGTGATGTCCGGACTAGACGAAAACGGCTTCACGACAAAAACGTTTGAGGAAATCCGCGAAGACATGCGCGGAGACTGCGATGTGCAGTTTGGCGCCTCGAACGCATCTCGAATAGATGCCAGTGTTCTAGGGATTATCATCGCGATTGTTGCGGCTCTTGCGGCAGCGCTCTGGCAACTCGGCAGGCTTATCTACAATAGCCAGAGACGAAGCGGTGCGTTCGGCGTGCTGCTCGATGGTGTGCTCGAGCTCACCGGAGTTAAGCGGCTCGGGCAGCAGAAGTCCACCGTCAATGAAGTATGCGTCGGAACTAACGCCACTGTTCTAGGCGTCGGCAGGCGCATCAAGAACGCATCGACGCTAACCTACTGGACATCGACTTCAGCGAAGACGATCGCCACCGTGAGCGCGTGGTCAGCGTCAAATGCCTACGCGCTCTATGACCTAGTCACGAACGACACAGGGAAGCTCTACGTTTGCACCGGCGCCGGCACTAGCGCAGGTAGCGGCGGACCGACGGGTACCGGCACGGCGATCACGGACAGCGGATGCACCTGGCGCTATGTGGCCACCGCCACCGCAGCCGTCGTCGTTCCGTTTGAGAGCGAGAGCTACGGTCAGATTGTTGGAGCTGCCGGCGACCTGACGACGATCGAGACGGCGCAGAGCGGATGGAGCAGCTGCACAAACCCGCTCGATGCCGACCAGGGGCGCAGCATCGAGACAGACGCTCAGGCGAGAGTTCGCGCTAATGCCGAGCTAAGAGCGACAGGAAACGCGGCGCTCGACGCGATCCTTTCTGACGTTGCGAATGTCTCCGGAGTCGACCGGGTGATCTGCTTTAAAAATGACGACGACGCGACCGACGTAGACGGCGTCCCACCGCACTCTGTCGAGGTGCTCGTGCGTGGCGGCACCGATGCCGATGTCGCCGCCGCCTTGCTAGGCACGGTCGCGGCCGGCATCAGGACCTACGGTACAACGACGGTCTCTGTCATCGACTCGGAAGGCGACACGCAAACGATCATGTTCACTCGTCCGAGCGTCGTGAACATCTACCTTGAGTATGACCTGTCGATCGATTCGACGATCTACCCGAGCGACGGCGACGCGCAGGTCAAGCAAGCGGTGGTCGACTTCTCCGAAGGCCTCATCGTCGGCGGAGTACAGTTCGACTACGGCTATCTAGACATCGGCGACGACGTCGAACCTGACCTTCTTCGCACTCCTCCCAAGCAGATCTCGGGTGTGAAAAAGGTATCGGCTATTCGTCTCGGAATATCGGCGTCTCCTGTAGGAACGACAGCCGTGTCAATCACGGGACGACAGGTGGCAGACCTCGACACGAGCCGAATCCTGGTGAATCACGTATGAGCAAGGTTCCTGCGCGCCTAGACACGCTATCCTATGCTAAGCGCCTATTGCCGGCGACGTTCCGAAACAAGACATATTGGACGAAGTTGCTGACCGTCGTCGCGGCGCCGTTTCAGCAGATCGAGGACGCGTTCCAAGACCTGCTCTTGCTAAGATACCTATCGAGCGCGTTCGGCGTGCAGCTCGACATCATCGGCGAGATCGTCGGGCTCAAAAGGCAGGGGCGTGACGACTCCGGATATCTCATTAGATTGCGCGCGCGCATCCTGCTAATTCGCTCAAGCGGAACGCTGCCGCAAATCTTCAAGATCCTTCGCGCAGTGTTCTCTACGAAGGCCTACCGATACCACTCCTGGCATCCGGCTGGTTTCGTCGTCGACGTTCGCAGCGCGACAACCGTCGCAGATGCCGACGAGCTCGCTGGGCTCATCTCATCGGCGAAGGCCGCAGGCGTGAGAGCAAACATGACCTATTCGACAGTCGACGAGTCAGCGACATTTTACTGGAACGGAACCACCTCGCAGGGCTGGAACGCTGGCGAGTGGGCACACACGGCAGAGGGAAATTGATATGACAACAAGGCCATCCGTAGGACCATATTTTTGCTCGACAGGAACGCGCACCGCTCTGATGACGTCTGAGCGCAACTCCGGGTGGACTACAGGTGCCGCGAGCGCCGAGAAAATGAACGAGGTTCAGGGAAATCACGGCGACTGGATGATGTATCTGGACGAACGATGGAAA